CATAAAAACTAAAAACCTCTTCAAGAGAATGAAAATGATTGATGAGGTTTATAATGATGTGACTAATTTTGATAGATTTATTATTCCAGATGGAACTAGACCTGATCAGGTTGCCTTAGAATATTATAAAGATGAAGAACTGGACTATGTTATATTAATCACAAATAATATTATCAATCTAAGAGATGAGTGGCCACTAGGAGGAGAAGACTTTTATAACTTTATCTACAGAAAGTATGGTAAAAACAATATTCAAAACATTCATCACTACGAAACAACTGAATTAAAAGATCTCAATGATAAATTAATTGTTCCCGAAGGTAAGTGGGTTGATTCTAATTTTACAGTATATTTAAATGGAACTGCCGTAAATCCAGTAAAAAGTGTTTCCAACCTAGCATACGAATTTGAAGAAAACAATAAAAAAACTGAGATCTATTTGTTAAGACCTCAGTTCTTAGGAATGTTTATTAATGATATGAGAACAGCATATAAGTACACTGTTTCATCTCAACGAAGAGATGGAAAAACAAAGAGAGGATCTTATTAAGCCTCAGCAAGTTTCTGGAACTTTGCCATAATATCATCAAGGTCATCATCATTTGATGGTGGTGCAACTTCTACTTTAGGTGCAGCAGTTACCTCAATTTTATTGTGTAAACCTTCACTGTAGTCTTCTAATTCACCTCTACTATCATCTTCATCAGCAACTTCTGGATCAGGACGACGTACTGCTCCTTCTAGACCTAAAACAGTCTTCATACGTTTTTCAAGAATTGCATAATCCTTGAACTTATCAGCAGCAATAATCTCTGCAAGTCCATATTCTTTCTTCCAGATTGCTTCCATAGCATCATCATCGTCTAAGAGTGGACTAACAGCAGCAAACTCAGAAGAATCATAGTTCCAGTAACCTGCAACTTTCTTGATCTTTAGTTTGAAGTTAGCACCTCTCCAGAAATCGAAAGGATCGATTGCTTCTTCATCTTCAAATTCAGGTTGCATAGCAGCAAGGATCTTATCATAGATCTTCTTACCAAACTTGAATAAGAATACACCACCCTCATTTTCAGGGTTAGTAGGATCTTTCACTACATAGATGTTTGCGTAATATGATAGTTTACGCTTCTGATTACGGGCAATTTCTTTATTAGCATCGCTACCACTATTCCAAAGTTCGGAATTGTACGCAGATACAGGATCTTTTTGACCTATAGTAGTCAAAGAGTTCTCAATATACCATCCACCAGGACCTTTAAATGCGTGGGTATATAGTTTTACGAATGGGATATCTTCACCTTCTGGTGGTGGAAGAAATCTGATAACAGCATAACCGTTACCTGCTTTATCTACTTCGGGTTTCCATAAGCGATCATCGCCAGAACCACCCTTTGAGTTGTTTTGTTTTTCGATTTCCTTGACCAGTTTACTGGTAAGAGAACCTAATTTGGATTGTTTTTTAAGATCGGAAAAAGACATTAGATTTGGCCTGTGTTTGTACGGATTTGGTTATTATAGTGTATGATTGGTCAGTTGTCAAGTCCACTGGTTTTGATCACTTGTAATAGTGTCTCATCCATTGTGTCGAAGACTTCTGACATGTTTGTGCCTTCAGGAAATCCAAGCATCAGTGCTGATTGCTCGATTTTATCTTTAAGTTCAAGTGCTTCGGGATCGTCTGTAAGACTTAGTCTTGCATACATATTCCTTTGCTTTTCAATAAGGATACGCAACTGGTCAATGTGCTCTTGTTTATCCTCTTCGGAAAATGTCCGATATGTGAAGAGAGAATTAAATATCGTCTCTTGAATATCAGTAATTTCTTTCAAGGACTGTTGTACGATGTTAGAATCGAAAAACTCGCTCATTGACTTGTCACCTCCTTTAGCATTTTTTTACATGAAAACACATTAATATTTAGGAAAGGACTATACTTTTTAATTTTCAAACTTACGGTTTCCCATACAGGATCTTTCAGTTGATTATCAAAGTAAGGAACAAAATTAAGAATCTTGTTCATAATAACCAGTGTCTCCAAATTAATTTTACCAGATAAATATTTTTTTAGCAACTTCGGGTGACCCTTACACTCCATCACACTTTTAAAATCTTCAGTTTCAAATAATATCCCTAAATCTTCTTTATAATAATATGCAAGACTTTGATTGATCTTCAACCATGTATTATAATTAGTCTCACCTTGTTTTATAATTTCACCAATCCAAACTGATTGTGGATTGGATGGATAAACAAAATTTGCCACAAAATATTCCTTAATCTCACTATCTGTCTTCTGACGAGACATCTTCTCGAAAAAATACTTATCCTTCCTTTTATTAAAAGATACCACAGATCCCTTAGTAGCACCATGATATCGGAAGTAATCGTAGGTAGGTTGAGTGAAGTGCTGTTTGATCGCTAGATATGTTTTGTAGCAATCAAAGGCAGTCATAGAGGTAGTTTTGCGCGACTTGTTTTCTTTAGAAAATTCAATTGCGTGGCATCCCATCTTAATTTTTCTTTCAGTGGTTTAGATACTAATTTTACCACAGAATCAACTTCTATCTCATTATTTTCGCAAAACAAAATAATTGCGTCAATATAATTTAGATTTTCTTGCGTGGCAAGATTTTCAATTTCAAGAGCAAAACTCTGTTTGCACATGAATTTCTCTTTTAGGACTTCATCTAGGGTTTCTTTAGGCATATTCTTTTAGTTTGTATGTGATGAATTCTTGGATGTATTGTACAAGTTCTTTGATATACTTTGTTTTATCTCTTTCAATATAAACTTCACATTCACCATCTTCACATGCCATGATAATAACAAACTTTTTTACAGTAAGTCCAGTGAGTTCATACAACATACATGCATATGCACAACACTGTACGAAATAGTGGTCAATCCACTTTCGTGGTTTAGGTGATTTGGAAGTTTTGAAATCAATGATAGCAAGTTCACCGTCATATTCTGCTATGCAGTCAACAGTTCCAGCAATTCCAAGTTCTTTGCTGTACATTGATGACTCTAATGCGTGAATATTGGTGATACTATCCAGAAAAGGTTTTGCTATATTGAATAGCATTTTAGAGATAGGCAATACATCTGTGGGTGCATCCTCATTTTTTAAATAATACTCTGTAAGAGTATGCATATCAGTACCACGACTTGTAGCCGCTTTCGTGATACGGTCAGCTTCTTTATCACCAACCTTTTTTCTCCACTTTGCAAACTTTGCTCTATTCCTGTGACTAGTAACAGAGGTAATGGACACTAAATCTAGCATCTCACCACCATCTTCTACTTGGTAATATCTGACTCCATCAACAGTCTTACGACTGAGTTTAGGAAGGTTCAAATTGACATGATTAAACATTGAGTATTTAAATATTTAGGGCAAGTTTAGTAGCGATGTATTTTTTGACTAAACCTGATCTGACAATATCATTTACCGTAAACTCAGTGATTCCAAACTCATCTTCCATGTTACGGATGATTTTAATAAAGTCAAGAATACCGTTTCTTTCGTAAGTTTTAGTCAAGTCAGATTGTGATGCGTCACCACAGAACATAATTTTGGTATTTTCACCAGTACGAGTGATTATACTATCAAGTTCGTGAAAATTCAAGTTTTGGCATTCATCAATTAACAAAATTGAATTATCAAATGTTGTACCTCGGATGAAACTAGTAGACCAGAATGAAATAGTTGCCTGTGCTTTAAGATTACCATACAACATTTCAAAATCTGCGTCTGATGGCATTTCAAACATGTACTTTACCATATTCTTATAAGGAATCTGATAAAGAGCAGATTTATCTTCGTGATCTCCTGGTAAAAAACCAATTTCACGAGTAGAAACTAAAGAACGAACAATATAAATTTTTTCATATGGTGTTCTTTGATCTAACACTTCTTTTAGTGCATTATACAGGACAATAAAGGTTTTTCCTGTACCTGCTGCACCATATGCAAAGATGTTTTTACCTTTTTTATAGTCATCAAAGAGTTTTTCTTGATTTTCTGTAAGAGGTTTCACATCAAGTAAGAAATCAGAATTAATTGGTTTCTTACGCTTCATCTGTTTAGCCGTCATTCCTACTCCGATCGGAGAATCTTTTTTTCTGGGCATGTGTTTAAGTAATTTTCTTTACTGTTGATCCTGGTGATTTTGATGCTCTATCTAGAACTTCATTCCATCCTGGTTTAGAGCGAATTAGTTTGTTTTGCCAATCTCCAACCTCTCCAGGTTGAGGGCAAGTTGATGGATCAGACCAGTCGCGTTTCCAGTCTGGGTTGTCTTCACACCACTGCGACCATTTGGTGACGCTCATTACGACTTCTTTTTGTTCTCCAGTTTCTTTATGAATAACGGGATACGTTGCCATACTTTTCCTTAGGTAAAAATATTTATCACCACTCTAGGGCGGTTGCAATATCAGGGAATTGTTCCTTGAATATTACTCTGACTTCTTCCGCAATCTGCATGTGCTCTTTCTGAGTACCATGTGCAGAACGAAGATCAATATAATGAATCCACGATCTAACAGAACCTTTCATATAGAGTCTGGTAGGAGTTGCCAATGGTAATACAAAACGGGCACTCTCTTTTGCGACACCTAATTCAAGCATCTGTTCATATAGAGACTCAGCAGAAGAAAACAAAGTTTTCATCTGTACTTCTAATTTCTGTTTTGTAAATTCATCAAGATCATCAGTAGAGTTCTGACGATTCTTGGTATCCTGTCTACGAAGTTGTGGAGTTTTAATTTCTCCCAAATTAGTCGTATCAGCATATCTTTGTGAAAACTCTTGATATGTAAATGAACGGTGACGTAGCACCTGAGCAGCAAGACCACGAGTGGTATTGATTTCCACAGTCATATCTGCTTGCTCAAAGATACTCCAATGTTTGTGATTAATACAATACTTCAAAAGACCTGCAGAAGTATCAAACTTAGTTTGATTGCTTGGGTTACTTACACGAGCACAATAGGTGATAACTTCTTGGGCATCTTTACCCTCAAGTTCACCTGCTCCTTTAGAAACAGAGATTAGTTTAACATTACTCATCCGAATCCTTTACCTCTAGTTGCGTTTTTTTGTCGTTCTTCTGCTTCTCGCAGTTGTTCCTTGAGATACTCCATTTCCTCAATATTATAATTGAAAGGTTGTTTGAGTGCCTCTTTGATGTTTTTAATTAACCATTTGTTTTCATCCATATCAATCTGGGTAACCATCGTCGTCACCTAAAACTTCATCATAACTTGCGTAAGTATCTTTAGGTGGGGTGGAAGGAACATATGCTTCAGTATCTGAATAAACTTCAGATTCTAATTCATCAACCACTTCTTTAAGTGCCATGAGTAGAACTTTTAGTTTTCCTTTATTCATGTTTATTACCTTTCGACTAATTATACTACAAAAAAAGAGGGGTGTAAACCCCCTCTGTTTTATTTTCCGTATAGGAACTTGACTTCAGCAGTTATGATTGTGAGAAAGATAGCAGATGCTATGCATATCTCTAGAGTTTCAATCACTTAAGACTTGTAAGTTCTTTCTCTTGACTTATACCACGATAAGTTAGATCGACCTTGTTAGTCTGCTTTGCTTTGTTCCTGTTAGTATCATATTTGATACCACGGTATGTGACTTGTGCCATTTGGTTTCTCCTAAAGTAGTTGGACTTTTACATCCGTTCCTTCAGTCGGCTTTTGCGTCCTCTTGCGAGGATGAACGTACCCGTTCCGAGTCGGCTTACTTGCGTCCAATGCTCCATGGTCTGCAATCAGGATCTGGTACTTTGGTATAGAAGTAATCTATAAGATACTCCTTGGCATCAGGTGTGTGGTTCTTATCACTAAGAATCTCATACCTTGCCTGGTTCCAGTCATCACATGACATTTCCCAATGGGTTGCATCATGTTCAGCAAATAGAAATACCAGTAGTGCTAGACTATGCATTTGGATGAACGTAAAGGTATGTTAGCATACCCACACTATATAGTCAACCAGTTATGTAATTTTTGTTACAGTTTTTGGATTGTATTTTCTTAATAACTTTGCGTATTGAACTTCTTGGTCAGTGTATAAATCAGGATTTTCTTTTGCTCGGTTTATTAAGATCTTTGCTGCTTTTCTTGTCTTCATATAAGTATTTATACGCATGAAGAACTCAATGTGAATGATTATCTAACTCAATACTAACTCTTTCTATTCTATTATGGTTAACATCGTACAAATTACGTAGTTCCATATTATCTTGTTCACATTGGAATAATTTGAGAGATAATGAATTAATTTCATCTTCGCGTTCACATAATCTCTTATGCAAATCTTCGGATGCGTCTTTCAAATCCATCATATATTTTTCATGTTTATCAAGATCTTCTTTTAGTACTTTATTAATTTCGTAAAGTTCGTTTATCAAATCCTGCAAATCCTCCATTTTGTTGGTTGACGGATTTTCGTACTTTCTGTATACGTAGGTCATAATGATACTTTATAATGAATTATTTATGCGACCCTCTGGGCAAAAAAATTGGCGGAATTTTTTTTCCGCCTTTTTTGTAATTATTTCTTCTTTTTGGTTTGAGGTTTTTGTGCGTACTTCCATAGAGTTGGACTGATAGTACCAGATCCAAAGTCAATTGACTTCACGACACCTGTACCAAAGTAATCATAATATAAATCGAAGATGTCACCTCGTCTACCTCTAATAAGGTCACAAGATTTAGAACCACCAAATTCATAGGTGATAATCATTGCGTCAGAAGGTTGGTTTTTATCTTTCAGTTGCTCAGGGGTAGCATTCTCCAGAAGAAGTTGACATGAGTACTTCTTTTGGAGATTAGTTTTCTCCTCTTGAGTCCACTTCTCTGGAACCTGTTTCACCTTAGCCCCAAGTTCTTTCGGGGAAGGCTTCTTTGACTGTTTCGTAAGTGAGTTTGTACTTTTCTCCAAGTTTTCCATCCTTTGCTAAACAAATAACTTCTGCTTCATCCTCGTTTAAACCTTCAAGAAGTTGAATGAACAACATTTCTCTACGATTACGAGTTAATGTTGGATCTCCACCTTTACAGAATTTGTAGAGGTTACGATACTCATGAATTAAACGTGTATGCTCAGTTCCTTTTGGAGCATCGTTGGGAGTATAAGGAACCTCCCCATCAGGAACTGCTGACTCAATGTTAGGGTCATAATTCCATACAAGAACAGCAATCAATCCTTGGTTTTTGGATCGTTCCTGTAGTATTTCAATCTTTTTTGCTTTAGTTCTCTGTTTTGAAACCGCTTCTAGGATTTCAGAGACAAGAGCATCTTTAGGTAACTTTGTTTTTGTTTTTGTGGGCATAATTAATCATCTAATGGTTCAATGTCTTCGCTATTATCAAATTTAAATGCGATTAGTTGATCTGTTAATAGATTTCCATGTTCGTCATACATCAGTTCTGGATGCATAGTATATTCGTCTTCGGAAGACTCATTATTTTCATGATAAGTTAACATGTATTCTCTTGCTATCCATCCTAGCATAGTTCCAACCACTAATGCAATAATAGAAACGATGGAACCAATGGTAAGTGCTGCTACGGGATCTAACATTTGATACTCCTTGAACTTTTTACTCTTCTATCTTCGATACATTCAAAGAAATTTTAAAGTAAAACTTGATTTCTCTTCGGAGAAAAGAAACAGTTTTATCCAAAACTACTTTAAAAGTTTCTGGTTTTGGCTTTGGTTGTTCTTTTTTCTTACCTCCATTAAGTAATAGCTCAATACCTCTATTTATCTTGATGTCAGACAATGTTTCGTTCCTTTAAGAATTTGACAGTTTCACTACAACCACCAACGGTTTTTTCATCACCAAGATCAGATGACATCGTCACTTTTGGGAACGTAGAACCTTCACCGAACTTAGAATAAAATTCTTCTCGGTCAAAGTCAGTTCCTAATTTTAAGACATCATGTTGTAGTTCTGTCAATTGTAGCACCTTTTCTACTTTAGTGCAATAGGGACATCCATTTTTGGAATAAACTGTGAATTTCATGAAAAACTTAATGTTACTCTGGGTTCTAATGTTGTAGGATCATGATACGTTCCTTCAGGTATGAATAAAGAATCTCCAGGACTCAATATAAACTCTTGAGGAATTTGATGAGTGTATAATGTGTATTTCATTCTTCCAATAGCTTGTACTATCAATACATCATCAGTATCTTTATGTTTACCAAATGACTCAGCACCACCAGTGAATGAGACATATACATCCATTTCATTATAACCATCTATTCTTAATGGACAATTCGAGAGTACTTCATCATAAGCATCTTGAAATGTCTTAGGTCTGTAACGACCACTAAGATAATATGTATCACGCATTCTGTATGCTACATCAAGACCTTCTGCATCCTTACCCATTTGTATTTCTTTATCTAACTTATCAATAGTATCTTCCCAAGTTATCTTAGTAGGGTATTCGTACTTCTGCATAAAAAAAGAGGGTTGTTACACCCTCTAATTATATCACAAAGGTTCAAGGTTATCAACTAGCGTCCAAATGATCAGTGAGACAGTACCCAACCATGATCCAATAAGAAACCAGAACAGGAAGACTGGGAAAGAAGCAGTTGATAACTTTACTTTTCTATTCAACGTGTATAACTCCTATCATACCTGCACCTGCGTGTGGATCACACTGGAACTTATAATCTCCTACCTTGTCGAAGGTTACATCAAAGGATTCACCTGGTGCGAATGCTAATTCAGAGTGTGAATACTCTGGATGGTCTGCCACCATCATATTGTGCGGTGGTAGTTCGTTGTTTTTAAATGTAACTGTGTCTCCGACATTGACAGTTACTTCACATGGTTCAAAGACGAGCATTCCTTCACTGCCCATCAGTATTTCGATAGCATATGCTGTGCTACCCCAGAAGAAACAGAAGACTAGTAGTATACAAACTACAAGGCACCTCTGACTCCAGTGTAAAATTTGTTTCATTAATCCTCTTTAATACAGTACTCACAAGAAAGAGGACTTGCCTTCATGTTAGGTAAATCCTCTCTTGCTTGTTTTATTGCGTCGTAAGCACTACTTGCGTATTCGCAGATTTCGTAGCGATTATTCTGTAGGTCGTGATAACCAATAACGTAATGGGACATGATAGTTTCAACTCCAGTACACTAATATTTATTATATCATATGAGTATTTTTACGCATTAATGTGTGGACTCGCTGATTATTGTTACTTGCTGTTACCAATGACATTCATATCCTCTTTCATCTAATACCTCATTAATAATATCTTTTAACTCTGCTTTCAAAGCATCAGATATTAAGTTGACTTTGTTGAACTCAGCAGGTGGTATTGCTGCACGTTGTTCTTCTATACTTTTACCACTGTCCTTACCTGTATCCAAGGACATTCCTTGTGTGTCGATCTTCATAGTCCGTTCCAGAATGTATCAGATGGTGTCTGCATGTTTCTTGATATAACATACAAACCTACGTTACATAGAAACCAATAAACATTGGTTATCCATGCTTGTCTCCAACAATATTTTCTATTGCTCTGTACAATGTACAAGCTTCTTTCGTTCTGCTTAACAGTTGGTAGTTGTTCTAGTATCAATGCAATTATAAAACCAATAGCAAAGATATAAAAAAGCAGGTTCAATAAACCTGCACTTGCGAATAAAAAACTAATCATCGTGATCGTCCCATGGGTCTGTTAAGTTTGAATTTGCAAAGAACCCCTTGTATACTCCATAACCTGCCAACAGTATTGTAATTACTGCTATTGAAATGGGAAATGTGATGTTAGGGTCAAGGTTGTAATGCGTCACTTGAATAATATGCCTCATAATATTTAACGATTCCATTGCAGTTCATGTTTCCCATGGAAATCCAATCTTCCGCACACTGGTATATCGATTGGTTAGTATACTTGGATCTTCTACTGATGTCAAGACGATTACCGTACTTCTTCAATAGAATGTTTAGTGCCTGTGCTCTAAGAGACATGCGATCATCAGAATAGCGTGTGGTCATACTCTATTTCTTCTAATTTTAATAATTGAGATACCTGCCATTACACCTACAACTAAACCTAGAGATGCTATTGCAACCGTAGTGCTGAATATTAATTCAACTGGAACTAACGGTTGAGTTTCCCAAGTTCCTGGTAGAGTATATACAGATGGATTAGAACCGAAAATCATTTTAGTAATTCTTTTCTGTATCTATATTATATCAACTAAAATTTAAAAGTGCAAGTAAACTTACTTAATAATGTCTTCAAGTTTGAACAAAGAGATATGTGATAATTCATGATCTGTCCATACAGCATTGTGTTCCATTCTATCAACAATAGAAACTACACGATTGACAATATATCCCGCATCACGTAGTGCATGAACTGCTCTGAGTGCACTACTACCTGTTGTTACTACGTCTTCTAATACTGTTACTACTGATCCTTTGGGTGGTTTGTTACCTTCAATAACTTCTTTTGTACCATGTCCCTTTGGATTCTTGCGTACAATAAGTGCATCAAGGTGTCTGTCACCAGTATAATATGCCTTCTGTGCAACACCACAAACTAATGGATCAGCACCAAGTGTCAATCCTCCTACTGCAACTGCATCTTTTTCTACCTTCTCTATTAATAAATGAGACAACAGTGCATTACCTTCACATGATAATGTGACAGGTTTACAGTTGACATAATGCTGTGTCTTTCTACCAGAAGATAATACAAAGTCACCCTGTTTGTATGCTCTTTCTTTTATTAATTGTAGTAAAGTCTCCTTATGTTTAGTCATTTGATCAAATCCTTGAGTGCTTGCCTTGCTTCTGACACATCTGTCAGAGTTTTTCCAAAAGGTATTCTAATGGTAACATCAATGTAATCAGGTGTCAATGAAGTCATCTTTGCTAAATCA